GGTTTTCCATAACCACGAATGACTCGTCTAGTTTTGATACGGTCATAGTAATTTTCATCTACTTCTTCCCATACAAGTTCTTTTGTATATGGGAGAGTTTTGTTGGAACCTTTCACGTTTCTGACAAAATTTTCTATTGGGAGTAAAATAGATGTGTCCCACTCAGCAGATGCTAGGTCTAATAAAAACCCATCAACATGATCAATTAAGTATTTATGGAAACATAGGCGAGGAATATCAATTCTTCCTTCCAACAGTCTTTGTACTACCATCACTCTTTTCTTTGGAGAAATGTAGTGTAGGTTTGCACCCCAAAATTCTTGTGGAGTTGCCTTGATTACATAGACAAGGGGGAACGAGTCGTAATATGGAAGATGTCTCATCTTCGCTTTGTATTCAAACATGTACATGTGACCAGAGACAGCATACTTCCGCAGTAAATTCTCATCTGGTTCTTCTTCGGCACCTCTGCTGTCTATCTTTTCTTCTCTAATCAGTTTCTTTGGATCTTTCTTGTAATTCATCGCTGCTTTTCTGACAGCGTTCTTATACCAGGAGAACGATTGCTTTGATCCTCCTGTCATTTCTGTTATTTCTTCAAACAGAGTTGTGTATCCAGCGTCTGCTTTTGTAGCATTACGCTGGATGGTTGCAAATCCTTGTGCCATTGGTCTATACTCCTAAGTGGTCTTCGGTGAGAATTAAAAAATTCATCTGCCTATCCTCACAAAAGTCTTGAGCAGCGTCCCACTTAGCACGGTTTTTCATGAATGTTAGGGCGGCTCTTTTGTAGGCAGCGGTCCTTTTGTTTTTATCATTCGGTGGTTGTGTTTGTTTTTTGGGTTTTACTTCAATGATGTACTTCGTTATTGTTCCATTCTTTTCACGAACTTTTATATAAAAGTCTGGAAAGTAACGATGCACCCTGCCGTCAGTTGGACAGCGATATGGTATAATGATTTCTTCACTACCCCATTCTAAAATTGCGGGATTATTGTCACAGAACACCATGAACTTCCGTTCCCATAGCGATCTATAAATCACGCGACTCGGGTTGCCACGATACTTACCAGGATTGACTGGTTTATACAGTCCCGAATATGCCATATATAATATAGGTTCCCACGATTATATTTAGAGTGGCAGTTACAAAGATTAGCGAATTCATGTCCAAGGTAGGTAGACAGGGGGGAATGTCCCTGACTACTGGATTTGACGTTGAATTTGACTTTGGTGGCAACTCAAAACCATGGACCAATTTTTATACTGATGACAACAAAGACATTGTGACGATGTTGTGTGATGAAGCACAGTTGCCAAACGTACAATCTGCTGTTGGATCAATCACTGGTAGATATCTTGGTGAGGGTGCAATTTACTACCCACACACAAGACTTTACACTGATGTGAGTTTAGGTTTCTTAATGGATGCTGATCTCATCCCACTTAAGTTCTTCACTGCGTGGTATGATTACATTTTTGGGGAAGGAGATCAGAAAACTCATAATGGATCAATATCTGGGGCAAAAAGTGCTGCACCAAGAACCACCAGTCGTGTTAATAGAGTGAAGTATCCATACACATATACTTCAACTACTAGGATTATCAAGACGGAACCAAACTCCATTGCATCTAATGATAGATCTCCTATTGTCTACACATTAGAAAATTGCTATCCATATTCTATTGATGCTGTACCGTTGTCTTACGGAACCTCTCAAGTTGCTAGAGTTAATGTAAACTTCTACTACACTAGACACACAGTTTCATACGGAACATCTAGTAATGTTCGTTGATTTCAAAATTTACTTTTCAATTCCATGAAAGTGGGAAAATTTTTCCCGCCAATTTTTGGGTTAAAAAGTCGCACTAAATAAATACACGACCTGAGGTACATATTATGGCTTTGCCAAAACTTGGTTATCCAACCTACGAACTTGAATTGCCATCAACTGGGAAAACTATCAAATATCGCCCATTTCTAGTAAAAGAGGAAAAAGTCCTTTTGCTGGCAATGGAGTCACAAGACGAAAAACAAATTGTTGGCGCAGTCAAGGATTTGATCAAAAATTGCGTTATTTCAAGAATTAAGGTAGAGTCACTTCCTAGCTTTGATTTGGAATATATCTTTCTGAAGATTCGTGCAGCATCTATTGGAGAGACGATTACTTTGAATGTGACGTGTCTAGACGACAATGAGACACAAGTTGAAGCAACTATCAATATTAATGAAGTTGAAGTAAAGAAAGAAAAGGACCATGACTCCAAAATCATGTTTGAAGATGAATTTGGGGTTGTGATGGGATATCCTAGTATGCAGCAATTTGTTGAAAGAGAGTTTCTGCAGAAAGAAATGCAAACAGAAGAAGTTTATGATTTCATTGCAGATTCTATTGAGCAGATTTTTCAGGGAGAAGATGTATACGACTCAACTACAACTAGTAAGAAGGAATTTCGTGAATTTGTAGAAAGTCTAACTACAAAGCAATTTGAGAAGATTCAGCAGTTTTATGCTACATCACCAAAACTCAGTCACACTTTTAAAGTAACAAATCCAAAAACTGGAGTTGAATCTGATTATACCATTGAGGGACTACAGAATTTTTTCGCATAGCACTCTTCCAAAATAGTTTGGAGGGGTATTATAGAATGAATTTTGCCTTGATGCAGTACCATAAATATTCTTTGACTGAGATTGAAAATTGGTTGCCTTGGGAGAGAGAAGTTTATACTACTTTCTTGATGCAATACCTTGAAGAGGTCAAACAAAAACAAGAAGCAGCAAAGAATAAAAAGTAGTGGCAAATTATTCTCAAACATTTAGCGGCGATTTTACCAGCTATGTTGCTGGTAAAGTTTTTGATGCTGCTAATATGGCAAAGGGAGAAGCAGCCAGAAGACAAGAAGAAGGAATCAATAAAGCAAAACCAGGATCTCTGTTTGCTCGCGCATTACAGCATCAATTTGGTGGGGATCTTTATAATAGGACTTTTGGAACATTTGATCCTAGAAAGAAACATGCGGAAAGTGACAGAAAATCATCAAAAGAAGCAAGATTTACAGCACAGTTCCCCGAAGCAGAAAAAAAGGATGATACACCAGCAGCATCAAAAAGTAGAAAAAAGGTAGCTGATGCAACTAGACAACTTTTTACTGATGATGATGCGATCCCAGTAAAAGACAAAGATCTTAGACAGCGAATTTCGCGTATATTTGGCGCTGGTGTTGATGCTCGTCTAGTTGCGGCAGAAGCAAAGATTTCTAGGATGAATGCGAGTGTGATGGGAATTCACACTTCATTGAAGGACACTCAGCAACTTGTTTTAGATCAAAATGAGTTGTTGCTGAGTAAGTTTGACCAAATTTTGGAGATTTTTGGTAAACAAGCAGAATTTCAGAAAAAACTAGCAGATCAATCAGAAGCTGATGCTAAAAAACGAGCAAGTCAGGATTTAAATTCAACCACAAGTTATTCAACCGCAGACACTGGTGGTGGAGGATCTTATAATCCAAGAATTCACTCATACTTTAAAGGTAGACTATTAAGGCAGTTATACAGAAGAACTCCAAAGCAGTTAAGAAATCTTAGGAGAGGTGTTCGCAATTTACAGCGAATGCCAGGTAGAGCAGTAAACAGAATTACTTCTGGTGCTGCTAATAGGATGACACGCGCTCTTCCACCAAGAGTTTCAAATTTTGGTAAGAATATTAGCACAGCAAGAAGCGCATTTAATGCTTCAAAAGGATTTAGAAGTCTTAAATCTGGTGGTAAAAATATACCTGGACTAAAACAGGCACTTGCTGTATGGGAATATGGAGATAGAAAAGCAGCAGGACAATCGGATTTACAATCTGCTGTTGGCGTTGGTGGTGGACTAGCGGGTGCTGCAGCTGGTGCTGCTATAGGCACCATGCTATTCCCTGGTGTTGGAAGTGCAGCTGGATTCCTTATCGGTGCTGCTTTTAGTGCTGCTGGTGGATATGCTGGTGCCAAAATAGCAGATAGTATGACTGGCGCTGAGGATGCCAGAGGTGGTGAATATGAAACTGGTGGATCTTACAGCAGAAAAAATGGTAGTAATCCAAACGTCAGACTCAGTTCTTCTAGCACACTCAGACAAACTGGATCTGCTTTAGTTTCTTCTGCTATTGCCCTTGGAGATTCTGCTGGTTATGGATCTGAGATTAGAAGAGAGGCACTTAAACTGGGGTTAGATTATGAAATTAGACGAGTAAATTACGATAGTAGTATAAGCAAGACTGGTGGTGGGGGTGGATATAGGGACAATAAAATTTTGACAGCACTTGCAAGTCCTTTGGCGGGATTATCGCAACTACTTGGTGGAAGAAAGAGTGGAGTATCTGGAAATACTAGTAATAATGGA